GCTCCCTCAGAGCCTCTCCCGGAGTACGGAACTCCCTCTTGGTCAACGTGTTGTAGAACTTCTTGGTGCTCTCGACCTCCTCTTCGAGACGGTTCGAGAATTCGTTCCACAGCTTCTTCTTGGCATAGTAGTACCCTCCGACAGCTCCAGCCGCCGTCGAGATGAGAGAAACTCCCACCCCACCCAAGATCAGAACCTTCTTGTCCATGATATTGCCTTTCTAGATCAAATCGAGAATATTCCCGTCGACATTGAAGTCGAGACGGATGGATCGCTCTTCGCCGACCACGAAACGCATCGAGTCGTGCGGGTTGCCACGAGTGAAGATGCCGAAGTCGATGTAGTTGTCGCTGTTGCCGCCGTCGAGAACCCAACCTACGATCTGGCCGGCCTTCGTACGCTCCATCCCGAGCATGTCGTAGACATCGTTCAGGAAGACATAGCCTCGACTCTTGAGTAGATCGTTTGCGTAGTTCTGCTGGCAGCGCAGGAAGATTTGGTTGAAGCTCTGCTGACGATTCCAGTTCACATTGGTCTCATCGAAGAAGCGCGCGTACATCGAGAAGCCCTGCGGGTCGATCTCCTTGATGGTCTTGACCACCGGACCCGTCTCGGTCTCCTCGACAATCTCTCGCTCACGAGTTCCGTACAAGAACTCCAGATCCTTCTCCTCGCCCAGCTCACCCACGACTCGCTCGCGATAGGCACGGAAGCCCTTGTCGACGATGGCGTAAGCAGCCGTGAGAGCGGCATTCCGACGATTCAGAATCACGTGAGCGCCCGTCAGAGCACCGATCGAAATCGTGCCCACGATGACCGCCGGAGCATACAGCCGAACGATCTTGGTCGTCGCCTTGGCGTAGATCATCGCCATGTCTCGCTGACGATCGGTCTCGGTGTAACGAGGATCTTCGAGAGCCTTGGCCTTCTCGACGTCAGCCAGATCGGCCTGAGCCAGATCGATGACACTTTCGAGCTTGAGAGTTGCCCGACTGGCCAGGACGACAGTGGCCACCACACCGACCACGCCGGCACCGAACAGAATGGCGGGAGTGTGCTTCTGAACTACAAGGGACTTGAGTCCGACCTTGCTCGTCAGAGCATTTGCAATAGACTTGAGACTCATTACTAAACCTTTCCTTCTAGACGCATCCTGAACAGGACGGCCAATACTTGCTTGTCGGTCATCTTATTGACGCGTTTGCGCCAACGCTCCGATTTCGGATATACCGAGATCAGTTTTTCACGGAGTTGGAGGGGTTTCATTTACCGTTATTCTTCGACTGGTTTTTCGTTTGGATCTTGTCTTCCTGGAGAATACGATGAGATCCCAAGCTCATAGCTTTGGCGAGCTATCTCAACAAGATACGGATCGCCATGGGCCAAGAGCCAGATCATCCCGTACATTTCTTCGATCGTCTCATAAGCATCGCCAAGATTCTCGGCAGCGATACCCATGAAATGAATATTACGGAGTTGTCCTGTGTCCGTAACCGCATGCGAATAGCTTCCGGCCATTGGAGTTCCTAATCCAGAGAGGATTCGTTATGCTACTGTTCATGATATTTATTGATGATGACTTTGGTCATCTCTTTTCCATCGGACCCTAGGTGAAAACACAGATCTCGAATGGTTGGAACTGCGATTCGGAACAACCGCCGTAGATCGTTATAGCAACATCCAGCATGAGAGCCATCCATCAACTCTCTATAAGTATCGACCACAGCAACCTCGATAGCTTGGAGTCGATCAAGTTCTTCGTTACTACCAACATTCATGGTTAGTCCAAAGGAATCGGTCGAGGAAGATCGAGCAAATAGCCTCCGCCATTGATTCGCTGCACGCCGGCACCTCGGAAGTCAGTCCAACCCCATCGCTCGTCCGTATACTTCGGAGTGATCCCCAGCATCTGATAGAGATCCGCGATCGAGGCCTGCTCGTACTTACCGATCATGTCGAACATCTTTCCGATGACAATCTCGGCCTCGGGACGCGTGGCTAGAATGATGTCATCGAAATCGTGGGAGTCTCGAACATTGCGAGCCTGACGAGGATCTTCCCGTCGATAAGCCTGCTGAGAACTTGGGTGAAAGCGATTGTAGCTTACTGGATCGCTGGAATTCCTTCCAGAGCGGAGTCCAGCACGACGACTTGGCGACCGAGAATCTCCATACAGGATTCTCTCGGTTCCAGAAGACAACATGTCTGCGATTGCGTCCTTAGTCGCCGGCAAAAGAACAGTTTCGAAAACGTACTTGGCCGCGCTCTTCAAGGTGTCGCCAAAGAACATCTCTGTGAATCGCTTCGACAACGGCTTCTTACGACGAGAAACCCCTCCGGTGACAACGACCTCGATCTTCTTCTCGTCCACCTTCTTCAATTCAGGCGCTTCCGGCTTCGGAGCCCGCGAGGCGGCGTTGTTTGCGGGGTAGTCTTCCATATTTCCTCGTTCCGGAGAGAAAACTAAAAGCCCGTGTATTACGGGCTCTAGTTATGAGAGGTTTATGATTCGGTTGCTTCGGTCTGGATCTTCTTCTGCTGATCCTTGAATTTCTTGCTCGCGTTATTCCACGAGTCGGCGACTTTGTCGATCATTCGGTCCGTGTGCCTGCTTGCGGCGTCAGCAACAATCGTGGCAATGATGAACGTTCCCACGGCTGCCTTTGCCTTCTGGGGCAGGGTTTCCGGGTTGACGTTGTCCTTGACGATTGAGCTGACGACGAAGAATGCACTTGAACCGACAACGAGTCCGACGCCGAGCTTCGCGTATTCGCGAGCGGTCATCTTCTTGGTTTCAGCTTCTTCGATGTCCATTTAAGTTTCCTTTCATATGGGGTCTCGTTATAGGCGTTGTTTACTTCGCGACGAGTGAGGGGCGCAATTTTTTATCGAGAGCATTCGCATAGTGCCCTATCGAATATCATCGATGCTCGGCTGTCGTTTGAAATTCAGCATCCGGAGAGGGCTCCGCGGGAGACCCCCAACCACAGAACCCAACCTGCTGATTCCCACCCAATCTCGTCTTGCTTAGATGAAGGGCACCCCTCTTGTCTGAGGCTTGCCGCGGCGGTCGTTTAAGATCAGCACCCGGAAGAGGACACGATAATTACATTCCCCAGAAGCGCCCTTGCCGATCCCCTTCATCCCTGTGCTATTACTTCGAATCGTTCATGACTCGTCGACGCATCGCGTCAGCCATCTGAGCTGAAGTCATCCCGATAAGTTCGGCCTTGGTCGGATCACGATTCTCCCGAATCCAAGCCGGACGGGTGTCCTCCTCGACGTCCGCACCAGGAAGACTCTTGATTTCTTCCACCTGAATCTGTTCCTGAATATCCTTCGGGAAGAGACCCGTGATGAACGTGATCATGTAGTCGGGCTCCTTGAAAAGCTTCAGGAAGAACTCGTCGTATGCTGCCGACTGCATGAAATCGTCGGCGATCGCGTCGGACTTGATGAATCGCTTCCCGTCCTCGGACTTCTTCCCGACCGAGTCCCGAATGATCTTCTTGAAGTGCTCGACGATCGCCTTACCGTCGTTGGCCTTGACGATCTTGGTCAGATACGCCTTGTAATCATTGTCCTCGCCGTAGATGAGATGCAGCTCGGCGATCTCCGCCTTGGAGAGGTGGAAATGAAATGTGTCCGTCTGCTCGACACCGTTGAAGTCGGTGTACTTGATGGTCTCGCTGAGCATGAATAACCCTTCAAACTAATTTCGGAATTTTGCGGGGTGAAATGAAGTTATATCAGGCGTTGGGGGTCGAGTCTTCCACGACCTCGACGACGATCTCGGACTTCTTCTTGGACCGGGCTCGAAGAGCGACCAGGGCCAGGCTGGCGCTGACCAGAACAACGGAGGCTGCGATGACGAGCTTCTTCTTGGGGCTCAGACCGGTGCTCTCGGCGACCTCGACGGCGTCCGTGATGATCTCGCTCATTTTTTTTACCTTTCATTTTGGGTGTCTTTGACAAAAGGGTTAAACAGGATATGCACGTACTAGTTGAACTGGTTGTAATCCTTGACCGGATGGATGTTGTAACTGAAGGCAAGACAAGGACGATTGTCATCCGACAGAATCGTTGTGAAATTCAGCTTGAGTGGATGATCAGTGTTCCATCCGAGATCATCTGAAACGCCAGTCGAAGGGAGACCGACCAGATGATAGAAATCAGTCAACGATGCATAGACACCATTGATGATTTCGAGATTGATGTCATTCATGGCCTTACGAAGGGTTTCCATGTCACTCATGAAAATCCGACCAGTGAACGTTTCGAAGCAAAGGACGTCTCCCTTGCCGATGATGACCACGTTCTTATCCGCGGACACCTCGTTGAATCGTTCCTGGTCGATCTCCGCCCGAACGAGTTCTTCCTTCTTCGGACCCATCTTCTCGATGACCTTGTCCTTGTATTCTTCGAAGGTCGTTTGAGAAAATGCGTATGCGGCCGCCAAAGCCGCTGCTCGCTTGTCCGAGATTCGATTGGCGTAGATGATCGCAGCGATCGTAAGTGCAGCGGTCCCGGCGGCGGGAACATACAAACGCCAAACTAGCTTGAGCTTCTCCTTTGGCGGCATGTACAGATCTGAGATATCTTTCTCGAGATTCTTCTGGTTGATGATCTCGGCCGCCTTGAAGGTGGCTCGACCTGTGAGATAAGCGGTTGTCAGAGTTCCCGCAACTCCGATTCCCGTGAGGATGGCCGGCGAATTCTCTACTAGAAAACGCTGAGCCTGATTAGACAGTTGCCGAAAATCCATCCTGGAGCTCCTGGAATGTTGCGGAAGTATGAGTGTCGAGGCCCTTGCTGTTCTTACGAATGTGATAATTCGTCAAACCCATCCATACCCCCAGAAGGATGAATGCGATGCCGAACCATGCACCGAGCGCAACAACGATCCAGCCTAGAGGTGACATTGGATGTCCTTTCTAAATATCGTCTTTATCGAAACAGAGGTGTTGCTTGGGTCTTCTTCTCGATGACCCACTTCGTGAACATGTCGTCGTCTTCGCGCTTGCACTTCGCACGCTCGAGCTTGTACTCGCGTACCTGTTCGCAGATCTCGTTCCAACCCCAAAGGAAGGGATAGAAAACGAATGTCACGAGCTTCAGCATTTCTTTCTCCTTCGGAGAGGTGGATAATTATAACCCTCACTGGATCTCGAACACCCCCTCCAGTTCTCTAAAAGGAATGCCGTCTTTGATCCAGTGAGGGAGCATAAGAAAAAAACCAAAAGACCTTGTTAGGGTCTTATGGTTGAGTGGTCTACTTGGCGGTCTCGATCTGGTCCTTCTCGGCGGCCTTCTTCGCAGCGCGGTCCGCGATCTTACCGACGACGCGAGTGGCGATGACGCTCACTCCGACGACGATGACGATCTTGGCGGCGGTGACGACGATGGTCTCGGCGGTCTTGTCCATGATGGGGGTCCTTTCGTAGGGGGTTTCATTATAGGCCCTGTAAATCTTGCGAGGCTTTTATCGAAAGGCCCACCGGGGAATTTTTTAAATCCGATGTAGGATTTGCGAGAAGAGTCTCCAGGGTTGAACTGGAAATTCCTTCCGTCCTCTTCATTATAGGGGTTGTAAATATCGCGAAAACCTAAAGCCCTTGTGGGGCTCTGGTTTGAGTTCTATCGGGTACGGTTGATTCGATGGTCGACCTGACGGGCGTAGGCGCGGGAACCGGCGGCGTGACCTGCAGATTCGACGAACTTGGCCATAGCGGTAAGCACAAGTGCGGCGACGATGAGGGTCTGGACGGGGTTCTCCTGCGCGTTGCGCTTGAGGTTGTCGACGAACTTCTTCATGATGTCTCCTTAGATAGGGGTTTCATTATACCCCTTGTAAATTTTGCGAAACTAAGAGGGCATGCAAGATATGTTCTTCTCACATGCCCTCTCGTTCAGACTATGTTTAGTTTTGGCTTGTCAGCGGAAAACCTTCGGGATGAATCCCAAAGCCTTCGAGGTCACAACGTTGATTCGTTCGTGGCCGATGATGAGCAGGATTCCAACGACGTTCGCGGCGATGGCGGCTACAGTGTCCGGGCTCACGCGGCGGCGGTCCTCGATTTCTTTCGTCTTGAGTTCGGTCTCGACCTTACGGAGGTCAACAGTTACGTCGGATTCCTTAATCTTCAGTTCGAGTTCCAATTCCTTCACTCGCATGTCGCGGTCCGCGATGGACTGCTTGAGTTCGGTTTCAAGTTCGAGCTGAGCGATTCGGGATTCGATTTCGTTCTGCTTTCCGTAGGTGTCGAGCATCTTCGTCTTGACGTTGATGTCGAGTTCCAGTGCTTTGTAGAGCTGGATAAGCTGAGCCACCATATCCGTGTATTCTTGGCTTCCTTCAGCAACACCGGCCAGCTTCACGATCAGGGAGTTGATTCGCTCGATGAGGCTGGTGGGTTCTTCGATAGAGTTTAGGGCAAACATTGCGTCCTCCTAAATATGGGGTCTCATTATACGCATTGTTTACCCCGCGAGGTCACGAAACCGGCTGAGCAGTGTCCGAATTCGTAACCATCTTGAGTGTGACCGATTCCTTTTCCAGAGCCTTTCGATCCAGATTCCCGAACCGGAGCTGAGAGCCATCTTCGGTATCGACGATCTGAAGATTTCCATCATACTTCAGGTCACTCTTGTTGTACGATGCCGTAGAAGCCTTGAGAATCAAGCCCATGAAAGTGTCAATCGCCGTAATCGTACCGACAACCTGCTCTGCCGCAGGGAGATGCCAGATCGAAGCGATCGTGAAATATGCCGCACCAAGACCAGGAAGCCACACCAGGGCGATTTCCTTGAGAATCTTGTAGACGCGATCGTTGAACAACATCTAAATATCCTTTCTAGACATTCAACTCTTCGGCAGAAACGTGTGGTACTGGAACGTCAGTGTTCGACTTTGCAGCTTGAATGACTGACGCATATTTGCTACGAGGTAGTAGAGGAAGATTGGTGACTTCACCCATAATCCTCTCAGTCACCCCGTTTCCGCCGAGAGCCTTGTACGGCTCATAGAGGTACTTTCGGTAGTCCTCGTATTCATCCTTGGTGATCCAGCCTCGCTCGATATAGCTCATGCCCATTCCGATGATCTTGTCGTATGCGAGACCCATAACGAGCTTGTCGTTCATGGTCTTCCGTTCGTCCTTACGATTTACGTAAGTCCAAAACCCTGATGAAGCGGTAACGGTGACCACAGCAGTCAGCAAAATCTGCCACCAAGTATCCACGAATAATTCCTTCGGATTAGACGGTCCCTTTCCAGACGCCTAGATATCGAACGAAAGGCTGCGCTAGCTTCCAAACTCCGCCTACGTTTACATAGGGGATAGCAATCTTCCACTCAGCGCCCACCTTGAGTCGAACTCCGGCGATCGTGGTAGCAACGACCGGAGCAGAATATGCACTCCATCCGACCGCATTCTGAGCTCTAACCCAGAAGTAGTACCTTGTGCCTGGTTGTAGACCTGTTACAGTTAGGGGGGATGTTCCCGTCACGCTTGCCGCATGTACGAGGGGGTCGGTCCCGTAAGAGACCTCGTACGCTGTGATTGGCGATCCGCCATCTCCAGCCGATGGTGGTGTCCATACTACAGTGACGGATACCGGACCAATGTTTGTGGCGGAAGGAATATCCGGAGGATAAGGAACCTTTGGGGTTGTTATCGTCGAATATCCAGACCAAGCACTCCAACCGTTTGCGTTGTGAGTGCGAGCCCAGACGTGATATGTCGTACCTGCTGTCAGGCCCGTAATCGTGTCTGTTCCGTCGGATGCCATCGTCGACGTAGGGCCGACAATAGACGTGCTCCAACCAAGCTGTCTTTGATCAATTGCTAAACCGCCGGTTGCTCCATCGGTAAATTTGGCGTCGATGGTCGTTGCAGTAGCATTTGACAAGATTGGTGTGCTTGGAGCTGAAGGAACTGTGGTTCGAGTAATAAGCTGACTGAAGGTGGTAGGACCACCAAGACCAGTCGTACCCGAATCATAGATCTTGAAGGTGACAGTCTGAGTGGCTGTCAGATTCCAAGATTTGAGCATCTGCCATGCGCCACCACTCACAAAGTCGAATTCAAGAGTGGGGCTTGTAACACCCGCTACCACGTATCCCCATGGCAGATTGTGATTGAACGTGGTCGAGCCGGCCTTAAGCCAGAAAGAGACTGTAAGGCCGTCGTCACGGATCATCATGGTGCCTGTGCTACCTGTGGCCTTTAGGTAGTCGGTCATGATGTCACCTACGCCACGATCTTGAAGTAAATATCGCCATCGACTCCACCGGTAGGATCGCCAGTTCCAGAACTGATACCTGTAGCGGTTCGATAACCAGACTTACCAATTGGAATTAGAGCCTTGATCTGCGCTAGCTCGTCTCGAGTACGATTGATTTCCCGAGCGCCCCAGCGAACTCGGCCTTCTTCGCCCGTATCGGGGACAATGGGGAATCCTGCCGCCTGAGCATCATCTCCAATGGCCATTTCAAACCTCCTTCGCTAAGGTTGCTCCGACCAAGTAGTAGAACTTGAATCGTAATCGTCCCATTCCTTGTTGTAATCCCAGCCAGCCCAAGAACCAGGCGTGATGTATCGGTAAACAGTCAACGTAGGATATGACCGTTCGCCTTCAGAATCAGATACGAAGATCTGCTCAGTTACCTGAACATTCGTGGTCACACCATCTTCGTTCTGGAGCTCTACGAGATCTCCGAGATTATAGTCGACCCCGTACTTATACTGAATCGACTGGCTGATTTCACCATCGAAGGCAAAGAGTTTTCGAGCCTTGGAGAGCTCGTCCTTACCCCTCTGGATCATCTTGGCAGATGCTACAGACGGAGTAGTGTCTGTAATGTCATCTGCCTTAACCACAAGAATTTGACGATCGAAACCTTCAACAGCTGGATCCACATCCAATGCGTACACAATTTCGTGACCCACTGGAGAGAACACATAAGCTACATTCTTGTAGAGGGCTGTTGTGGTGATCTCGGTAGTGTTCTTTAGATTGTCAAGTCCAGGGCTGAACACAACGGCCGGGAGGGTGGTCTGGCCGGTGGTTCGATCGCTACCCATGTAGATGTCGAAATATAGTTGACTTGTATCGCCATCTCTGACAAGTCGGAACCCCATGCTATAAATGTCGCAGAGATTCTTCATGGCCAAATATAGCGTCGTCAACTCGGGTTCGTACGTAACTGAATCCGAAGGTGCAGCAATAGTGTCGACCGGAAATATGCTGCTTTCATTAATGCCAGGGATGATGTCTCCGGCATCAAGAATTCCTGTTACGCAAATATCATGAAACATTTGTTGAGCAATGGCCTTAGGGAGGCCTGTCAACGACCACTTTGGAGTGGTTGTAAGATCACCGAGAGTCCCTCGAGCGACTCTATTATCAAGAATCTTCTCGAGAGACGTCCCGGTGATCTTAAGCATTGCTTTGCCCTGATCGTCGGTGGTGTTCTCGACAGTTTGCACCGTCATGACTCGGTACGTCTCGCTATGTGCGATTTTTGTACCAGCCGAGAGAAGAGAACGATTCTCCAAAGTAGAATACATGTGAAGTTCGAAGTCTCCATAAGCACTGAAACGCTCAGTCCAAATAAACGACTCGAAAGTCTCAATCACACTTTGACGACGATAAAAATTGTCGAGGATAAACACCTCCATTACAAGCCTCCGTAACGCTCTGTGTAAGTGAGAGTATAGGGAATAGCCGCACCTACAGCGTAGACACGGAACAGATTGTCGCCCGGCTGCAACGTGATCCATGTTGATTGAGGAGACTTCGCCGAGAGGATTTTCGTTTCCACGCCAGATCGGACAAGCTTAACTGCCTTTTGTGAAACATTCGTGGTGATTTTCACAATATCGCCGCTTACGAGGTTATATGCGAAATCAAATGAACGAACCACTCCGTCAGCCGGTTGATGATATATGGTGAACTCGGTGAGGGTCCGATTCACATTTAGAACCAACTCAATGCCCGACTCCACTGCACCATTCGAAGGATATGCAAGCGTGGTCATGGTCGAAGTAGACACAGTATTTCCGCTTACAACCACCGGAGTGGTATCAATGAAGTCGGGCAAAGTGTTGATGATTGAGATATCCATTGTAGGATCGATCGAGAATATGTCCGGTTCACAAGATTCAACGTGACCATCGATGTCTACAATTAGTCCATCGTCTCGGAAAAGACGAAGACTTACAGCTTGTCCGGACATGAAGAACGAATATAGTCTTGTTCTCAGAGCCAACATACTATCTGTTACATAATCGGGATCAAGCTTGATCTTGATAAGAATGTTTCTAGACTCTCGATGCGAAGACTGATATTGAGAACCAGCTACCTTTGCATAAGGAGAAGAAACAATCGTAGCCTTGGTGGGCCCAAGACCATCTACACTCTTGATTACGTATCCTGTGTCTGGATCCTCAAGCAAAAAGGTGAGGAGAGTTCCCGATGGCGTCCGTACTTCAATTTTGTCTATCATGCCGCTGCGACAACCTCCTTCACCTTAGAGAGTTGATTCTTTGTCTGACGATAGATCTCTGCTTCAGACAGTGCCTTAGGCGAGTAGTTGTTCTGTGTGAACGAGAGGTTAGTCCCATTCGACGAACCACCCGTGTCCTCTCCAGGTCGATCTGAGGGAGAAGAGAACGAAGACGCTGTGTTCTGAGCAATGGTCGCGCTTGTCGACACATCGATCGGAGTTGCTTGAAGAATAGATCCGAGCTTACTTGCTGTTGCCTTTACACTGGACAGATCAAGAACTGGCGTAATCGTCGGTTGGAGATCGAAGTTCTTCTCGCTGACTACCTTGGACACGTTTGACAACGTGCTGGCAAGAGTATTCAGAGCATTAGAACCTACGCCTTCAGCTGCCTTGCCTACAATATGAGAATACTTGTCGAGGCCGCCAGCAAGACCCTTGTCCGAGAATTCACCGACCTCTTCAAACGCCTTGGAAGGCGAGTGAATGCCGAGGAAGTCCTTAGCCGCATCGAGAGCTCGCTTTGCTACATTCTTTGCTTCCTTAGCAATCTCTCCACCACCAGCAGCAAGGCCCTTGATCATGCCCTTGACAATGGCTGCCGCAAGATCTCCGCCGGCCTTGCCCATTCGGTCTGCGTTATCGTTAATCGCCTTGGTTAGACCATTGATGAAGTTGATGATCAGGTCTACGCCTGCCTGAACGATTCTTGGGAGATTCCTACCAAGAGCATTAATGAACGCTACGATGATGTTGGTAACCGCGGTTACCACACCACCAATATTGTTCGCAATACCATTCAGAAGAGCGATAAGAAGCTTAAGGCCTGTATCTTGAATTGTCGGAAGATACTTGTACAACGTCTGAACAAACATCGTTAGAAGTTTGAGAAGAACTTCGACAATCTTCGGAATCAAGACTTCAATGGCTGTGATCAACGCAAGAATGACCGTAGTCATCGCTCCGGTAATGGCTGGGCCAGCCGTAGCAATAACCTTAGCAAAAGCGATAACGCCAAGACCGATCTGTTCCATTACCATGGGAATAAGACCGACCATTGCCGAAACAATGGCGACTAGAGCAGCGGCTCCGGCTGCGCCAGATATGCTAAGAGCAGTCAAGCCGGCGGAGAAGGCCAGAACACCTACACCCGCCAAAGCCATTCCAGCACCAAGCAAAGTAATGGCAACGCCAAGACCAAGCAAAGTAGGAATAACAGGCGTTAGAAGAGCACCTGCAACTCCAAGAACAACGAATACGCCGGCTAGCGTAGCCAATCCCTTGACTATCTCTTCCCAGGACATTTTACCCAGAGTTAGAAGCACCGGGGTAATAATCGCAAGAGCAGCAGCAACCACAAGAAGAGCTGCTGCACCTGGGAGAGCTTCTGTCATCCCAACCATTGCTGCGGTGATGATAGCCAAAGCACCAGCTAAAGTGACGAGACCCTTTCCGATCTCACTCCACGACATTCCGCCCATCTTCTTGAGTGCATCGCTAATCATGCCAAGAGCAAGAGCAACGATAAGAATGCCGGCTGCAGAAAGAGGTGCTGTGGGAGGGATCAAAGATATAGCAGTGCCAATGAGAACAAGAGCTCCAGCGAGAGCTGTGAGACCAGCCCCGATGTCACTCCACGACATTCCGCCCATCTTCTGAAGAGCATCTGCGATCAAGCCAAGTGACGCGGCAGCAATAAGCACGCCTGCTGCGGATATAACGCTACTTGGAGGAATGGCGTCCAAGGCTACACCGATGATAGCTAGAGCAGCAGCCATCGATGTGATGCCCTTTGCTATCTCCATCCAAGAAAGACCACCGAGATCCTTCATGGCGCTGGCTAGAATCTTAATTCCAACCGCAAGTAGGACAATTCCCGCACCTTGTGCGATTCCACCTGAATTCGCCTCATTGAACTTAGCGAATAGCGCCAAAGCAGTAAGAACTCCAGCAACTCCGGTCAAACCCTTAGCGAGTTCCTCCCAGGAAAGGCCGGAAAGATCTTTGACTGCTGAAGCAAGAATCTTCACAGCTGCAGACAATATAACCATACTTGTGGCTGAATTAAGAAGTCCAGCACCCTCAGGCATCAACTTCATCGCAGCTACGAGGACTCCGATGATTACCGTCATCCCAGTCAGGCCACGAGAAAGCTGATTCCAATCCAGATCGGCGAGCTTCTTTACAGCTGATGCAAGAATATCGACGGCAGCAGCAAGAAGAATCATCGAAGCAGTCAAGAAGGGCATCTTAGCTGCGGCGGTGAAACCGGAAGAACTCTTGTCCAGAATAGCCATCGACGTGAAGAGCTGTGTGAACATAACCGTCATAGCGGTCAGAGCTCGAGTAAGCCCATCAGAGTCGATCTTAGACAGAGCCGACACGGAAACAGTAAGTGCTGCCACAGCAAGAGCAATCTCAAGAAGAGTTGCAGCACGAAGTGTGGTCTGCATCGTTTTGAGTGTTCCAGTGAGCTCTTCGAAGGATTCCTTAATGGACGAAAGAACACCGTTGTGTCCGAGGCCCTTGAATTTGCCAAGGAATCCCTTGATTGCCACAACTAGTGCAGCGAACAGACCAGTGTTGATCGTCGCAAGAATGTTCTTGTAATCAATATCACCGAATGCACCCGTTACCAATGATCCGAGCTGAGCAAAGAAAGCACCAAACTTCTGTGCCAAAGGATAGAATGCATCCCAGACTCTGCCCAAAACATTCGCAACAGCATCCCAAGCTACTGCAATCAAATCACCAAGGCGAGTAATCGGTTCTAGCTTGGCGAGAAACCCAAGAACATCATCTGCTGCTGAGAAAGCATTGAGCTTGCCAAACAAACCTGCGATGGCAGAAGTAAGCGACTTAATCCACATAATCGGAACGGCTATGGCATTTCCAAGCCGCTCGAAAAATATGACTAGTCCTTGACCTTCTTGGATTCCTTGACGAAGTCTAACGAAGAAATCACCGATGTTGGCAGTGATCTCAAGGAAGCTTCCAGACCCCTCTGTGGCCACTCCGAAGAGATGGAATAGGGTCTTAACCACTTCCTTGAAAATGTCAACGCCAATGCCAAAGATCGCGAAAACACCCGCGAATGTTCTCTTTAGATTTTCGGCGGTCGTGTAACCAATCCTCAAACCCGCAGTGAAATTCTTGAGTGCCACGGTTAGATCATAGAGTTGCTTGCCTGTGGTGGCTGGGAAAATCTCTCGGAATGCTTCCTTGATCGGACGAATAATGTCAATCAGAGCATGGAATGCATTCGAGATGGCATCGATGAGCGCAGTACGTCCACCAAGCTCTTTCCAGTCCTTTAGAACACTGTTTCGAGCATTCGCAGAAGCTGAAATAAAGCTACCGAGGACATTATTGACATCTGTAAACAGCGTCTTCGCTTCATCGAAGTCACCGAAGATGATTTGCCAAGTCTGAGCCCATCCAGAGCCAGCAGCTTCCTGAAGAGTGCTAATGAGCTGCGAAACAGTTTTGACCTTGGTTGCTGCATCTTGAGCAACTTGTCCCATTTTGAGGATTTGGGCAATTTGCTTACTATTGTAGCCCATGGTCTTGAGTTGAGCCGCAGTCAAGTCACCAGTGAACTTGCTAAGGGTCTCAGTAAGAATCTGGCCCGTGAGCCAACCGTTCTCGAGAGTGTTACGGAAGCTTCCCGCGTCCTTGACCATCTTGTCGATGGCTACACCGTGGATTCGGGCAGTTTCCATAAGAGCATCTTGGAAGACCTTGCCGCCCATACCAGCGTTTACAACCGAGTTCCAGTCCATCAAGGTGACCTTGCCAGCGGCAAGGGCCTGGGAAAGCTGGTACATAGCGGTTGAAGCCTGCTGAGCGTTGGAACCCGATACTGCAGCAAGGTTAGCGATACCCTTGATCGCCTCTGTAGCGACCTTGAGTGTTACGCCAGCCGCAGTGAAGGTACCAATGTTCCGAGCCATCTCACTGAAGTTGTAGATGGTCTTATCGGAGTAGGTGTTAAGGATGTTGAGGGCATCCGTAACATCCTTGAGCTTGGCCCCTTCGTGCTGTGTGTTGGCCAAGATAGTCTGAATCGAGTTGAGATTCGTCTCGTACTCGTCCAGACCCGCCTTGATCGGATCAACAGTCAGCGATTTGACCAATTGTTCGCCAGCGTTTACTGCTTTGTTAACGATGTTCGTCAGAGCAGTAATTGCAATAATCGACATTGTTCGGAACTTGTCCGCAATAGAGTCGACTGCGCTGGCAATGTTACCAAGAGTGAAACTCTTGGCTGCCGAACCAAGAGTGGTCAGGCCCTTGGTGGCGTCCTCAAGCTTTAGACCCTTATTCAGGGTATCGAGTGACGCAAGCGTTTCTTTAATGCCTTCTTCGAACTGCTTGTTGTCGAAGTGCATAGCCAACACTTTGTTTTCAACGCTGCTACTCATGCTGAGGTCACCGCCTTCCACACTTTATCCGCTATTTGGTCAAATATGGGCTTGATTGCGGGATTGATGAAGTCCCGTCCTTGAACGTAACCACCAGTACCGGTGCCGTATCCATACTGCAGCATAATTACTACAGGGAAGCCATTCTCTACATCGGAGTTAGTCCAAGTGATTGTGCACGACCCCTGGGAACGCTCAATAACGTAATCCCAAGAGGCCGCGCCCAATCCTGTTTCCATCGGTGTCGCTGTTGCTAGAGCGATCACACCTTCTCGAGCCAGTGCATCCAACCCACTGAAGATATCCCCTGAGAGCATCTTCTTCAGGGAGGCTTCCGTTCGATCGAAAGAACCGCTCGTTGCGAACGAAATCATGCCATCCTCTCTTAGGTGTGGACCTCCAAAGGCACGAGTTCTCCCGTAACAAGGAGAATATAAGGCGTCACTTCAGTGCCGTCCTCCAGATAGAATTTGGCGGTTTCTGGAGGCGGCGGAGTAACCACCGGAATTCGTCCATAATCGTCAAGAGAGTTTCTAGGCTGGAGAATGATTCCGCTCATCAGCGTATGCGGAGCTGCACCCAAATCATTCAGTAGATTCACTGTGAAGATTTGAGCGTTTTGCGATGTGATTGTTGTGCCTCGATCATGAGTGTTGTCGAGAGTCCAACTCCACTGACAAGTTCCAAATCCGATAGTCAAAGCGCCTGATGTAAATCGTTGAGCTACGATGCCCCACCGAATATTTCCAGAGACATTGTAATTCTGACCATTCGCATCAGAAAGTCCACCATCGGCAACTCTTGTGTAGGATGCCAAGATGGAATATGAACCTTCGGGTTGAGTAGGATGTGTGTGATCCGCTTCAAATCCGATTGCGCTTGTCAAGATAATGTCGTTATCAACGAGAGCTGAACCGCCCCAAACCTTGAGGCCTCCGTAAGGATTCTTAGGAACGTTTGCGTCGTAATCAAATACGCCATTCATTCCAAAGTCTGTACCCGTCACAAGCCACTCGGGCTTACGATCTGGCCAGCGAGTATCTTTCCAAGTACCTGTCCACTCGACTGGATCAAACGGAGTACCCGCAACATGGGTGGGAGCATCCGTAGGCCCGGGCATAGTGTCCTTGTAGCACCACAGCCTAGCCTCGTCACCGACGTACTCAAAGCGAGCTCGCCAGAAGACTTCATTACCAGACATAAATATGGAATGGCCTCCGGAGACATCTCGCCAAGATTCTACTGCGTTCCGCATGTTAGTCGTCCAATATTCGTCATGCCCAGAGGACAAGAATATAGACGCCTTTCCGTTAAGCATATTGACCCCATTCTTGTCGAGGTCAACAGAGGAGATGTACTTAACGGAATATCCGTTTCGTTCAAGGAAACGGATCAGCGGGAGCTCGCAAGCCCACCAAAATGTCTGAACAACTGCCCCTCGAGTTAGAACGGGCCTGTGGTATGAAACCACCGTGGCTCGATCCATGATGTTTCCAACACCAGTGCCCGACCCATAAAGGTTCTTGCCATTCATAGACGACAAGGTTCCCCAGTGGTTGTAAGCTGCACCCCAAGTCGTATCGCTAGTCTTGTAAACGATATCTGCTACTGCAGCATCATCCCTTACCACGAACGAAATATAGAATCCGTCTGTGTCGCCAGCATTACGAACTAGAGCAAGATACATTCCACTGACTGCATCGACTGGAATTGTCCAAGTTGCAGTTGTGGTCCAAGCAGTCATAGTAGTTCCACCATATCCACCGGATATAGCAGCTCCATCAGACTGAGTTGCAGGAGTGTTCGTGATTGTTGTTACTCGACGAAACCCGACGCCGCCATACCAACCTGCTCGGAAAATCTGAATGGAGGTCGAGCTCCCATGAACGCAGAACTCGACCGTCTCACCCACGTTATAACTGATCTTTCGAGCAAATCCCGGTACGGAAGTGTCGCCAGTTGGTGTGGCCGTATGCATTTGATCGAAGGTCCAAGTGCCGGCCAAGGCGTTTTCCGCAACGATGTTTATGCTCACGACGGAATACGAACCAGACAGTCGATGCCATACCACCTTGCGGATGAGACCGAATCCTTGTAGAAGGTTCGGTTAATGCCCGTACCGGAAGCCTCGCTGAGGAAGAAGTTCTTTCCTTCAGGGTTCTGAGTGACAGCGGTCGTATAGGTGGCGTTGTATTCGTAGCGAGAACCATCGCCGATCTGAACTCCGATACACCAAGTGCCTCCGGCAGGAACCATGTCCCATTCAGCGTCAAACAGAAGCTCGTTCCATCCGGCGGCAAGAGTACCGCCAGACTTCTTTGTTCCGTTCGAGTTGTAGGAGCTGTATGGGAAGCTTCCAATTCCAGGATATGCTCCAGAGGGACTCCGGATAAGAGCTCCATACCAGAACTGACCAATGTTGGCAGAACCACTTGGAATGTACAAACGAACGCCGATGATCTTCGATCCAGAGGGAAGAGCGCCAAGACTGGGCGACTGATAGAACTGCTCAGTCATCCAGGCGCCAACTTCAGCATCCGAGAACGCCGTCGTAGAGGCGGGGACAGTGGCATTGAAGATCGAATATACGTCCGTACCAGTACCAGCAGCAACAGTTCCGGAATAAGCTTGAGTATCGGCGCCGAAAGCGTTCGTTGCCGAGACAGTGAAGGAGTATGCACCAGCCGTAGTAGGCGTACCAGAAATAACACCGCTTGTCGAGTTCAGAGAAAGGCCCGCCGGAAGAGTTCCAGTTGAAATACCCCAGGTGATCGGGGTAGATCCAGTCCGAGCCAGAGTCAACGAGAACGAAATACCCGTCGTAAGGGTTCCAAGCGAAGTCGTTGTAATATTCGGTGCCGTGCCGCCAGTAGCAATCGTCCCCGAATATGTCTGTGAATCGGAGCCAACACCATTCGTAGCCGTCACAGCAAAAGAATATGCTCCGGATCCAGTAGGCGTACCAGAGATCACGCCTGTACTCGAATTCAGAGTCAAACCAGCAGGGATAGTGCCGGCGGAGATTGTCCAGGTAATGGGGCCCGTACCAATCACACTCAGAGTCTGAGTAAAGGCCGTACCTTGAGTAAGAGAACTCAGCACCGTGGTTGTGATGTCTGGAGCCACGGCCGAACTCGTCACCGTTCCAGAGAATCCCTGAGAAGCACTACCGACAGCATTCACAGCGTGAACTGTGAATGAATATGCACCAGAAGCCGTTGGGGTACCAGTGATAACGCCAGTAGTTGTGTTGAGTGACAAGCCTGCCGGCAGAGAGCCCGCCGAAATGCTGAACGTGAACGGAGAAGTACCGTTGAGAACGAGAGTCTGTGAAAACGCCGCACCCTGAGTGATGACGTTCATCGAGGTAGTCACGAACTCAGGCGGAGTCGGTCCGGTAGGTGCAGCTCGAAACCAAATATCGCCAGCTTGCATGTGAACCGGTTGTGAAGCGCCACCAATCCACAAAACTGCACCTGGATTGGCCGGGCGAGTTTCGCTTCCTGTGATGACTCGAACTGGCTGCATGGATGCAGCAGCGGTGAGAGCGGTTACCGTCGTCATGATTGCCTCCTTTCTCAGTACGAAGTGACGTTGAAGGACCCGTCGCCATTGTCAACGGCTGTACTAGACACGATCTTAAAGGTGTATGGATCGAGCGTGCTGACAACATCGTCAGGACCGGATACAGTGAACGTACCGTCACCATTGTCTGTCACATACAATGTAGGCCAACCGCTGAATATACTTGCTACCTCGGCGGGTAGAGGAAGTCTTGGTGAGCTACTTTCACTTCCGTAAAGAATATCCTCCAAATTCGCAAGAAGAGGAGGAGAAACCTTTGTGGAATCGACGATCATATGTGAAGTTGCCTTATGTCCAGTCACTTTAATCGGTTTTGTAGTGATCGACCAACTAAAATTAATCGCTTCTGGCGAATCACTTACCGACTTATAAGCTTTTTGTGATGGAGAAGCTAGAGCATTGTAGACTAGATGAATCTTGTATCCGTGATCTCGACCATCTGAGTCGTTACCAAGTGCTGTCTTGTAGCAGAGACCAAAAGACTTCTTCCTCTGTTGAGTTATGAATAGACCTGGAGAAAGAATTGCATTTCCCATACAAACTTCGAAGGCGTCTGGATAGGTAAATGCCTCAATGGTCGCTTCATACTCTTCTGGAGCAGCTCGGTTCTGATACTTGTATCCATCAAGATAAAACGGCTGGGGGTCTCCGCCGCTTGGAGATTCAGTGACTGAAATAAGGCCGTTCCAAGCAACTCCGTCACCCGTAGTCGGGTACAGAACACCATTACTGATGCCAGTTTCAAAGAACCGTTCGCCAACCCGGTCCCAGACGAGTCGCATCGCTTTCCATCCTTTCTTCCGGGTCAGCCTGACGTATTGTATTGCTTTCGACGAGCTTCATTCAAAGCTTTTCGTTCTGCAGCCGTGGACGTCCCACGCTGATTCTTCTTTGGAGGACTGTTCTTTAGATTCGAAACTTGAATCAAAGTCAACAATCGATTCAAATGCCAAGTCTCAGCTTCGATAGGGATCTGAAGAGCAAACATCCAGTAGTAAATCAACTCAGAAGTGACTGTTTCTCGATTAATGTTCTTCTTTCCATCGTCGAAAAACTTGGTAGCGGTCATCTTCCTGTTGATATACTCATTGATCTGTTCAAAGTTCTTTGCAGAGAGTCTGTCGAAAATCCCCGCGGGGAAATTTTGAGAGAGAGTCATGCATTCTACGTAGAAAAGTGCTTCTTCTACAGTCTTCTGTTCTCTGCCCAAAAAGGCCTTACAAAATTTTGACTCCCATTTTGACAGAGAGACCAGAGAATGCTCCAGCTCCAAGCTGCAACCGGGAATCTCGACAAAAGTTTGTGTCCTCTCATCGAATCCCTCGATGGTTGGAACTTCGATTGTAAGCATTCTCTGGCCTCCTTTCTATCAGGCGAACGTGATGAGCCAGCGGTCGACCGAAGGCTGAGTGAAGTAGTAACCCGACTTCGGAGAAGCCGTCACCACCTTGGACGAGGTGATCGGACCGAAAGCACCGGACGTGACAGCCACGCCATCGACGTAGTACTGAACACCCGTGGTCGACGGAATCGTGATGATGTCCGTACCAGCGTCGTAGGTCGGAACACCGGGAGCGACACCGACAACCGAGCCCGAGAACAGCGCGACGACATCCGCCGGAAGAGGCAGAGACGGGTCAGTACCGACCGTGCCGTACAAGAAGTTCTCGAGATTGGTCAGAGCCGTCGAGTCGACCGTGTTGGATACGATCTCGAAGCTGGCCGTAGGCTTGTGACCAGCCCACGGAACCGGAGTGGTCGTGAAGTCCCAGCTGAAGGTCAGTGCCTCCGGCGAGTCGTTCATGGTGGTGTGAGCCTTCTCCGAAGGAGCCGCCAGGGCACCCCAGATCAGGTGCAGCTTGTAGCCGTGGTCCGGACCATCAGTGTCGTTACCGAGCTTGGTGCGGTACGAAAGGCCGAACATCTTTCGGTCCTGCTGACCACCAGACACGCCGGCCACCGGAGAAGCCGTGCCATCACACTGACCGAACTGAGTCGGATAGGTGAACGCCTCGATAGTGCCACCGAACTCCTCGTAGGAAAGGAGATTCAGGTACTTGATGTTGTCGGCGTACTGCGGGTTGGCCTCAGCACCGGACGGAGACTCAGTCACCGTTACCAGGCCGTTCCAGGCGTAGCCGATGTTGTAAACGCCGGAGCTGTTGGGAATGTAAAGGACCCCGCGGTCGACGCCCGTCTCGAAGAAACGCTGGCCGACCTGGTCCCAGGCGAGCTGGGTCATGGTTCTCCTCAGAAATAAACGACAAATACGTCGTGATTGAGATTTCCCGCCGCAAAGGCCCGATTGAAAATGGTCATCGGAAGGGCAGCAACCTTGTCCGGAATCGTACTATCCGGATTTTGGTCGATAACGGTCACCTGATATCTCTTGGTATAGAGATAAGGCTTGTCGCCAGCGAATTCCGTTGAAGCGTTGTCTCGCTTGTAGACGATACAGGGGTACTTCATTGTGATGTTGGGAGGTGGCTGGAAATATACCTGATCCGAACCAAGAACAGACTCAAGAAGTGTCTGCAACTCAACTCGCGGTTTTCCCATTATAGACACCTCCCAACCTCAACAGTAGACGGGGGCGCTGCACTTCGACAGATTGAACTGTCCACAACACCCCCGTCCAACTGATGTACCTCATGGCAATGAAGTTCTCCGTTGCATATGCGTCTGCGACAATGCTGATGGAATTCTGCACGGCAATATCGGGATTGACATTGCCGACTTCCTGAAGTTGCCTCGAATTACGAATAACATCGCCGTAATATGTTCTTTCGGTAATGACATCTTCGTAAACGCCAGGTGCAGTTTCAACAGCATGACCGAATCCGATGGCGCCGTAGAACTTCGCCATTGGTGTTACCGCCTATCAGGGGCGGTGCCGGAACGACCAAAGAGTGTTCGCGTCATTCGCGAAGTAGTACCCCGCGTCCGCGATCGCCTGGATGTTGAGAACCGCACCGACAGACAGAGGCGACTGAGCACCAGCGCTCAGAGTCGCACCCGTGTCCGCGTTCTTGTAGGTGACGTGAGTCATCGTCGGGATCGTGGCCACGAACGTAACGTCGTTGTAGGTCGGGACGGTCGGGTCGGACAGCAGCACGTCGGTGGCGCCAACCGCCTTGACGACGATCGCAGACTTGATCTTGGTCAGACCACCCGAAAGGCGAGTCTCGATCAGGTACTTCTGCTGGTTGTAGTCCAGGTCGAAGTCCTCGAAGGTGGAGACCTCGCCGCCCTTGTCAGCACCAACGGTGTAGTCGTCGAGGTTGACGATGATACCGATCAGGCCCGGGTACTCGTTCATCGGCTCGACCGTAACGATCTGGTCGACACCCAGAGCCGCAGCGACATCCTGCTTGTTCGCGTACAGACGACGGCCGACCGTGTCCTTCGCCTTGAGGAACTTGTTCAGGTTCCGGATCGTGGTGTAGAACGTCGGGGTGCCCGTCCCCTTGTAGTACTCCATGCCGTCCATAACCGCGTCCACAACCTCGTCGTACGAGGAATTGGCGTCGTCGACGTTCACGTTGACCGTGGTGACGAACAGCTCGTGGTCGTTGTAGATTGAGCGGATACCGTCACCAGCCGGAGCGCCAGCGGGGTCCGTGATCTTGTCATCGTCAGTCACCTGACGACCGTCGCCGAGGAGAATGGCGCGAGCGATCTCCTCCTCCAGCTGGATCCGCATCTCCTGCTTGACCCAAGCGATGACATCGAACGACGTGATGTCCAGAACATCATCGCGGTCGAGCTTCTGCTTCTTGTAGATCGTGGTCGGGTCAGTCGTCCGCTTGGTGAGACCGAACCACTCCTCGATCTTGTAGGTCCCCTTGATGTAACCCTTCGCCCGAGCCTCGGCCTGGGTGATGTCGGCAACAATGGTCTTGACCCGAGAGAACGGGCTGTGACGAACCGTGTTGAGAACGCCCGTCACCCACTCGGTACGCCGCTTGTTGAACTGCGGCATGTTGTCGATGGTCTGCGCATCCGGGAACAGGATCTCGATGTCGTCGATACCGTGCTTGATGGCATAGTTCTGGACAGCGTCACTCAGCTTGCCGAACTTCGGAGCTTCCCGCATCAGAGTCTGGATGTCGTCTGCAGTGTAAGAGTGCTTGAGAACCCCGGTGCCACCCTTGTTCTCTGCAGCCTTATCAAACACGTTGGTCATCGTTTCATTTCCTTCCTGGTGGCTGAGGATCTCCTCGGCGACCTTGCTGTCGGACTCGTCGTCCGTCTGGGTGTCTTCCTCTTCAACGGACGAGTCGTCCGAATGAGCAGCCGAACTCTGTCCAACTTCTAGAGCCTGACCAATCATGTAATTCACAACAGCGCGCTGCTCTTCAGTAAGCGAGTCGTAAATTTCCTGAGCGGTCTTGGACTTGTTCTCCGTAGGCGTCGAGTCAGCGTGAGCAATCTCGATCTCGTAGTTCGGGTAGATGATGAAATCATCCTCGAGATCCGTGTAGACGCCATCACCATGAGCAAGACTGACCGTCTGAATCAGAGCGCCATGCGCCATGTTCACATTGTCAATCAAAGCTCCTGGATTGGCTCCAGCGAGAACCAGACTCAGTTCTCGAATCATGCCGTGGAAAACGCTCTTCCCACCCCCGATAACCTTCTCGACCAGCTGGTTTGCATAGATCGAGAGGCTCTTGACGTCCTTGTGCTGGACCAGCTTCTTGGCGTACTCGCCGTTGGGGGTGTCGTTGAAGTATCCATAGGCGTAGAGGTGGCCATCACGAGCTTCAAGAACTGCGTGGCCGAGAACGTTTTCAGGACTGTCGTGGCCGTGCTGCCAGACTAGAGGAACCTCCATGCCGTCCATGTGCTTGAAAGCATCCGGCATGATGGTTCGACCGTCGGAGCACTTGAGCCCAGCCTTAGTGGCATAGCCGCTGAAATCAGCTTCTCCCATTTTGGCTGTTCTCCTTCCTTATCGTTTCAGGTTTCTGACTCCGACGGAGCCAGTCTTAGGAGCAGCGACTCGCTTGGAATCGGCAAGCTTCTTCCTCATCTCAGCAATCTTCGTCTCCATGTTCTTGACCTGAGTTTGAAGAGTTTTGAGTTGCTCGGAAGGACTTTGCTTGTCGTTCTTGTGTTTTTCGTAGTACTTTTTGGCTGCGTCAGACGCAGCCTTCTTTTGAGCAGAAGTCAACTTCGAATTCGAGGCTGTTTTCTTCGAATCCGCAGGAGTCGCTCCACTCCGAGCTTGAGCTTGCTTCACCAACTCAGAAAGGATGTTGCGAAGAGTTTCGAGACGGGACTTCAGAGCTGAAACTTGAGCTTCAATCTCTTTCCGACGCTGTTCGGCCGTCTTCACAACTTTCTTTGTTGGCTTAGGCTTGACTATTGCCGGATGACGAATAGCTGTTGGTTTAGTGACACCAGACTTTCGAATCACTGGAGGCGGAAGCTTAACTGGCGCACGACCTTTTAGATCTCGAGTCCTTAGATAGTACTCATGAGCTCTTACCGGGTCATAGTTTTGATGAGATAAGACCGACTCGATGAATTCGCTAGGAGAAAGCACTTTCATCAACTCCCAGCTGAGTAAACATGCCCTCTATCTGTTTATTCATCTCATCAATTCCAGCTTGAACCGCAGCGTCTTCAACAACTGTAGGATCTTCGACAGGAGAAGTTGGGGCAACAGCATTAGGATCTGGCTGAGGCATGTTCGGATTCCTAAGCTGGTCTGCCTTTGGATCATTGAACGGTTTAACACCCATACCCTGTCGAAGCTCATTCGCTGAGAAGACCTCGTTACGAACAAACTTGTCGACGATGTCAGCCATTTCGTTGATCGGCACCAACTTGAACGGGTTCCTGAAGGCCATAATGGACTGGTTCTGAGAACGAGCAGTCTTTGTCAAGAAACTGCGCTTCATAGCCGCCGTAATGGCATCGATGATTGGACCAATGGTTCGACTGTTGTAGTTGAGCATGGTCTTTTCGTCAGCAGTACCGTTCATAATCTCTTGAGTCAAGCCGAGTTGGCTGTAAAGCAGCGCAGTCAAATATTCAACCTGCTTCAAAAGATTGTTCTCTGCCGGCCTGTTCAGCTGAGTAATCTTTTCGGTACCATCTGTATAAGCAATACCGTATTGAGTACCCTTAAGCTGATTCTCAATATCAGCCCTACGCTGCTTAGCCTGCTCACGCCGAGCCTCAGACTTGATAACGTAAGGAAGCTGAATAATCAGATCAAGCTTGCCTGAGCTTGACTGCTCGTCTACTGTGTCTAGCAGATTAAGCTTTCGAATAAGCCTTTGGAGCGTTGAATTGGGCTCATTCATTACCGAGTAGAAAGGATTCTCTACAAGAGCAACGAATTTCTTCTCGAGAGTAATCTGTTCTCTACGTCCGTTTCGCTCATTGTAGAGATCGACACGAACATGATACGGATACCAGCCGACTACATAACCAACTCGCATAGACTTGATGTCGAATGCGCCTGTAATCGACGGGTTATCTGTCGTATCCACTGGGACAATTGCGGCTACACCCTTGTCGAACATGGTAGTAGCAATGTCTCGGAAGAAATGACGATAATCCTGATCGATGTTCGGCTCTAGAGTCAGACAGGTGTTTAGGCCGCTGTCAATGTCTGTAATATATCGATCTTCATCATCTGTTCGGACGTGACGAATATCGACCATTGACGTATCTACAGCCAATCGGGTGTAAATAGAACCAATGATCGTCTTTTCATTTACATATCTTAGTCGAGTCCTGTCTGGAGCTCGACCGCCATATGAAACTACTTCGCCGCGGCCTTCAAATTCCTGAGCTTGATTCAGATTGAAGAAGGCATTCCAGGCATGCTTCATCCGGGAACCGAATATTGCCATGTGTCACCCCCTTTCCTTCGATAGCTCTTTGTATTCTTTCAGTGCTTGATCGATATCTCTCTCTGACAACTCAATGGTTGCTTTTCGCTTCAGACTCTTGTCGCCCTTGAATATGATTAGAGGTCTGTCGCTTCCCCATTGTTTCACGTCATTGGAATCGATCATTCCCGTATAGCCCTGTTTCAGAAGACTTCCGAAATATTTGCTTCGATTGTAATCCGAAATTGCCAGAGATTGTTGGAAGTCCATAAAACCTTTTTGAGCTAAAGCTTTCTTCCCAAGGTTTCTGTACTTTTGGAATTGCTTATCCTCTACTTTGATCCCCATCTTTCGACCGAGAGCAAGCATGAAAGTAGAATCGACCTTAGCCTTAGCCATTGCTCGAGAAATGTTCTCTCGATCAGAATCATAGAGCTTTTTAAATGTGTCAACTGCCTTCTTTTCAGAAGGCAATTTAATGTCTTGTTTCGCCTCAAAAACGTTGTCGTACGTCTTTTTCGCACCCATGAAATACTTGAGCATTTGGCTATAAGAGCCTCGATAATTTGCATTATCCTTTTTAAGATAGCTCGCATAGACATGCCCAGAAATATCTCGAGGTGTATCTCCGGAAATGTTGTGAATTTCCGTACCCTTTTTGACTACATGATCCGAAGTACCAGGGGATGTAGATTGCTCTTCTTTTCGGACGCCCCACTTCATGCCCTTTACACCGAAGTGTACAAGGTTTTCGAGTGAAGGTTTTGTCTCTTCTCCGAGAATCACTCGAACGCCTCCTTGTTGGCCTTGTAAGCGATATAGGCATCCATTAGCGCTGATACGTTGTCGATCTTTTCGTCGTATCGCTTCTTAAGGAGCTTTCGGTTGCCGTTGGTATCTTCAAGAGTAATGGCATTGCCCATGGCGAAAGACATTAGTGCTTGATCGAATATGAGCAGTCGCTCTTCGCTCAGAATCTTCAATTCTCCGAGTGGAACGGACTCAGTCTTCGCTCCTTGAATCACTTTCTCAATCCCATATGGACCATTCTCGGTTTCCCAACGAGCCACGAATTCCTTGGCATTGTAGGGGTCAAATCCAAGAGCTCGAACATCATACTCTTCGCTCTGAATAAAAGCATCGAGATCGTCATAAACTTCCATCATGTCTAGAATTGTTCCATCTAGTACATGAAGACTTCCTTCTTGAATGAATTCTTCATACTTGGTGCGCATAGCACCAGGCAGTTTCATCAAGGTTAGTGACGTGATGTAACTTCGAGTCTTTACGCCAAAGCCTTTTCGAAGGGGAAAAAGGAAAGTGAATGCACAGAAGTCGTCACCCTGCGAAAGGTCGGCGCCAAGAGCGCAAGGCATCTGCCAGAAACTTCTAGTTCGATGTGGCTTCGTTTCTTCATAAGTAAAGAAGTACGTGTAGCCTTCCATCGGGATTCCGAACCGCTTGGCAAGAATGTCATTCCGAGATGCAGGAGCCTTTTCGGCTCTCTCGACATCTAGTTGATAGGTCTCGTAACTTACAGTCTTGCCAATGTTCGGCTGAGCCTTTACCCACATCTCAGGATTGGCAACTTCGGTGATGTCGTCGAGTTTGTAGTGCCAAATCGAAATGTGAGGAGCTGAGTACTCACCTTTCAAAATGCTGGCGAGTTCCATTTTGATCGTATCGCCCGAACCGTTACGAACGGTCCCTTCTGAGCTGATTGCGACGATCAAATAGTCGTCGAGTTTGGACGCACCCTGCTCGACAGCCCCGACTACATCTTCTCTAAGATCCCCAGACAACCATTCATCGATCGTCGACACCTTAGGTCGAAGCCCTTGCAGCTTTGCGATCGACATAGGTCGAACTTCAAGAAGAGAACCGGTGAGGAAGTTCTCAATACCTTTCTTGGTTGGAACCAATTTCTGGCGAAGAGCTCTCGATCCGGTAGTGTTTTGGAGAGAGCCTGCTGTCAAGAACTGAAAAAGAGGTCCCTTGGCTCTTGTGATCGCAGTTCTGAAGGGCGACATAACCTCTTCAGCTTGCTTCATTGTTGGAGCAGTCGTAATCTGATGTGTAGTGGAGGTGTCTACATTCAGAAAGTAGCTCTGAATCATCTCCGCATACATCGACTTGGCTGCACCACGAGCAACGATCAAGTATTGTTTTGTTGTGAGACGCTTCTTAATAGTTTTCTTGACGTAATGTCCGCCGTGATTATCTTTCGATGGCTGATACACACTTCTCTTGATGAAGTAGTACCACCCAAAGATTTGTTCTCCCCATAGCTTGAATGTTGGTAACATATGGAGATCGCTACCATCGGTCAAAGTCAGTTCGTTTTCGCAGTAGCGAATCCAGCCTTCAACCGCTTCATCATCATAGTAGATGTTCGGGTTGGCGATGAGCGCATCGATACGGTTCATCTCAGCTGAAATTTCCCGGTTAACGGGAATCTCCCCCCGGAGTACTGCGTCCCTGAATTGCCCGTAGTAAACTGGAGTAGCCGTATTCGATAGTGCCATCGCCAACCCTCCCTTCTTACTTAGCTAAGCGGGAACCACTGCCACGTCGGAGCAGCGGAGCCAACCCAGGCGATCGTGCTGTCGGGGCGAACGATGAACATACCACTGGTGCGAGCACCAATGGTCACGCCGTCTACCTTGACCGCGGTGACAGTGCCGCCCGTGATCTCGACCCACATCGGACGGCCGAACGAGTTCGTGACCGTCACGGTCGTGGCCGGAACTGCCGGCTTGGACGCGTAGTCGCCATCCGGAACCTTCTTGTTCTCGTAGGCGAGAAGAGCCTTATGCTGCTGCGGATCCATTTGAGCCCCTTCTTTACTTCACCGAAGTAGCGAGAACTTTCGCTACCAGCTTGGCAGTTTCTTGGCGAGCAAGATTCTTCGCTTGCTCCTTGCCGACATCGACGAGAAGGTCTTTGGCAAATTTCGCCGCAGCCTTACCCTTTGAATCGGGAGTGAGTCGATTGAACTGCTGTTCAAGATTCATTCGATTCACCAGTTGTTGGAGTTCCTTGTTGGTCAGAGAACTCGTTCCGTGCTTCTTGACCTTCTTGGCTGCTTCGGATGCGGCCTTTGCGTCCTCCGAGTCGTGTTCTGAAGAACGCTTTCGACGAATTCCCCAATGCATTCCCTTGACGCCGAAATGGATCAAGAAGTCTGACACAGCTTCATCAGATTGACCCATGACGTCTACAATGTCTCGAGGCGAGAACACCATTAGCGAATTATCGTCGATCGAAAGCGAAGTAATATGACCTGTTTCATCACGAGTCACATTCACAACGAAAGATCCGTCGGCATGTTTCACATCGACAACTGAAACTTCCCAAGCGCCATCAGGCCGAACTCGAATATCGTACTTCTTCGTTCCCGAAGCATTCGTTCCGACTTCAGCTGCAGCTTCTTTGAGATGCTTCATAAACGCGTCAGACATCTCCTTCTCATACTTCCGAGAAGTAGGCGTGTCCTTGTTGAGATTCGCGTTTCGGTATTCAGGCTTCCGATTGATTCGATCGATCTCGAACTCGTTCATCCTGCGAGCAGCATGACTGTAGAGCGTCAACTCTGTACCGAAAGTGCTAGCTCGCTTTTCGAACTTTCGATCGAGCCTAGCAATTTTGGATGTCTTTGCTCGCTGACCTTCGTGCCCTCGATCTCGACGAACACCCCACTTCATCCCCTTGACACCATGATGTTCAAGGAAGTGTTCGACCACATTCTCATCGGTGTCAGAAATATTAAGCATAGTAAACCCCGCCGCCTTGCTTCGTCGATGAAGATCCTTCAGAAATTCCTCTTCGGAGGAATATGCAGACGGGACGATCAGTCCAGGAGTTCTAGACATTCATCACCACCTTTTCTCTGAATGGAGTACTATCGACACCTAATTCTTTATGGAGTGTCTCGCCCCAAACTTTTACGAACTTCGGCGGATTTGGACTCCAATGATACTGGGCAAATAATTCCGCTTCTGTTTCTTGTCGACTACCATCCGCCCTGGCATATCCAGAAACGTTTGTTGCAAACAAGTGATTCGGAATTCCAGCTTTGTTAGCCTCTTTGGCTGCGGCTTCAAGAGCCTTATCACGGGCTTTTATGTTTCCACCAACAGTCTTTACCCCACCCAGAAACCCGGTTGTCACTTTTTGCTCAGCATGAAAGAGAGCATGTGCCGATTCATGGGTAAAAAATGCCTCCGGAGTTCCGCAATCATTAGCGAACCAACCGGCCTTCTCTGCATCTTTCAGAGTTTTGCGAATATCCGCTCGATTAGCATAAACGGTGTTACCCGTTCTGCCGGGAGTGTTTTCCACATAACCCATGAGACCCAGATCGTGTTCTGGATGATCTAGTGGGATCGATTTGATCTCTCTAATATCGAAACCATAACGTTCGCCCATTAAAGAAGCAACTCTGATGCCAGCAACCTGAGTAGATTTGGCTAAAGACGGATCAACTTGAACTGTGGAGGTTTGAAGTTTGTTGGTTCCAGAATCATCTTTCTGTCGTACACCCCACTTCATTCCTTTGACCCCGTGATGCTCAAGGAATTTTCCGAGCTTATCGCTCATCTCCAGAACATCGTTCTTTTTGAGATCGAACGTAGGGCCCTCGTAGTCCCCAGTCCAAACAGCGATACGATCGAAATTAACCCAGTTGAATCCTGGATAATCCCTTTCGTCCGGCTTTGCAGGAGTTTCAGGATACCCCAGCGTGAGATGTGGAGTCCAAGATGGATACTGCTCGACAGAATCGTAAGCAGTCTTGATGTACGGATCTTTGAGAAGATCACCTCTAGCTTGATTGACCATCTTAGTACAGTAATCATTCTCAAAGAACAGTACGTCAGCATCTTTTGGTCCGAGAAGACCACGTCGATCAACACTGAGACCGAAGCGATTCATCGAAGTGTTCGCAACGTGCTCTACGAAATCGACAATGTGTCCAATGTTCGAATTCTTTGACTGATCGCCAAGGAAGAGCAGTGTCATGTGAGGAACCTTCTCGCTGGAGATGTTCCAAACATAATCTTCCTGAGAAGGAATCGCCACGATAGCCAAACTCGAACTGAGATCTGTGCTATCCACTTGCACCTCCTTTCTTTCACCAACAGGGATCGGGTGGAGTGGGTGTCGGATTAGGATCAACCCACTGCGTTCCCTCTCGGTAAGCATTTAGTCGCCATTCGAGTTCATTCTTTTGCTTGTTGAACGCTTCGATAGCAAAAGAAGTAGCTGGAGGATCGAAGATTAGCCGAACTGAGAGGTAGACATAGTTCTTAACCGAACTTAGTCGAGAGTCGGCTCCGATAAAGTCCGACCAAACAGAAGTGGCATCCTCGATCGTATACCCATTCACTGGACCTATGCCCAGTTGATTGAGCGTAGAGAAGGCCGAGTTGATGTAGGTAAGAATGTCTTGGTCAAATGCTGTGTACGAGGCATCCATCCCAAGAATCTTCTTTGTGCTAGTGAGGATGCTCTGCTCCATTTGGGAAGACTCCTCCCATTTTGACTAGAAACGGTTCTGGTTCAGCCGTCGCTGAAGAGCTTCGATGACCAGAGACTTCGGAGTACTGATGATTCCGTCGACCGGAGTTCCGAGATAGCGCTGAAGCGCAGCGATCGTCTTCCGATAAACGTTGGTGTCGAAACTGTTACCATCACCGTCAACAACCAGATGACGATCGACAGTCTGACGCAGTCGATCCTGAACCTTCTCAACAAGAAGGCTATCCTCGGAGATCTTTCCGTCGACGACGTGACTACCGATGACCTTCTGCCACTTGGCAATAGTCTTCGGACCGAGAACGCCATCCACTACAAGCTTGTCGTCGGACGACTTGGTGTCTTCATCGGACGACGAAGGCTTGGCGCTGGAAAGACGAGGCAGTTGCCATGGAGTCTCGTTGTCATCATCCGTAGCCTTACCTGAGGCGTGAACGTGGTCGGTGTGAGGGTTTTCGCCCTTATAAGGCTTAACCTCCCAACCATTGGAACGAGACCACTCCTTGCCGTCGTGGATGACGTAGAGAAGTCGAGCTCGGTTCTCAGGCTCATTCACCAGATCGGCGACCAGATGATTGGCGTCGGTCTCGCTGAACTTGTCGCTGAGCATGAAGTCCAGCGCTCGATGCTCGGGGATGTTGTCAGCATCCTGGTCTTCGGCACGAACATTGGGGGTGTCATCCTCGTTGTGGCCGGAAACTTCCTGCTGGTGCTTCTTGTCCCCGATGCCGTAGATCACCATGTCCGGACGAAGCTTCTTGACCTGATCGGTGAGCACCTGCATGTTCTTGGAACGCATGTTCTTTCCTTTCTGTTCAAAGACATCTGCGTATTTTACCTATTTGTACTAGTTAAATACTAGAAGTCCTGAAAAGTATTCGGTGCGATCTTCTTCAGCTCGTCGACGATGAGCTTCGAGATGTCGCAGATCTCACGATCTGCTGTCGGAGAAAGACGCTTCCAAAGAATCTCTCGCCAAGCTCGAAGATTTCCAGTGACGAGAATTCTAGTTTCGGTTCCCTCGGGGAGAACTGTTCGAGCAGCACCACGAGCTACCTTGCGACCATCACCCAAACTCTCAAGTTCTGCAACGATTTCTCGATACAGAAGGTGAGATCGATCGTCAAGCGCTTCGATTTTCTCCTTGAGGCTATCGCTCAATTTTGCAAGCTCTGGATGCATGACGAAATGGAATTCGTCTCCATCAACATACCGCTGACTCACAACAGAATAAGACAGGTGGCGATGACGTTCGAGTTCCAGAAGGAAAGCTCGGGTTACCCCTTCGATGTAGAAAGAAGCACTCGAATGTTCCACGACGGAGAAATGCTGCTGCTTCAGAATATTCTGAAGATAGCCCTTGTTCGATGCGGTCTCAGGATTGCGTCGATCCCAAGACAAATAACAAAGACGACCAGCCATCTCACCGAGTTCATCTGCATCTACCGGAGGAGAATCTTGTTCGAGCTTCGGCTTGTAGCCAGGGATATAGTCCACCAGGATAGTTTGTGCGATGAGCTTCACGAACATGTTTAATTCTTCTTCCGATAAGAAGGAGTTACGCCCCTCTGATTCTGGTAATGGTTTCCATTCTCGTAACCGTAGAGAGCATCCGACGGCTCATCAAGATACTGAAAATAAACCTGGCCGATAGGTTGGCCGGGAATCAGAGTGATGTGCTCTGAATGATGAAGATTCTTGAGCTCTAGAGTGACATGTCCAGCGAAACCTGGATCCACAAGACCTGCAGCTTCAATCTGGATGCCTTCTCGAGCAATCGTACTCTTCCCAACAATAAACCCTACAACATTTGGAGGCATGTTGAAAAGCTCTATTGTGCTGCCTAGACAAAATACACCTGGCTTGAGAAGAATCATTCCCTTCTTGTAGATCACATCTTCTAGCAAGACTTCGCCGAGATGTAGATCGATGGAAACTGGCTCGAACTTCAGCGGCACATCATCTTCTCGGTAGACCATTTGACTACGGAGGCATTGTGCCACGATGGATTGACGGCAAAGAACAGGCATCTTGTCAGCTCTCGTAGAGTTGATCAAAGGCAAAAGTAAAACACCATGTTTCGCAGATTCGCTACCACAGTTTTGTGTCACCAGCTCGTCTCTCAACAAGAGGCTGCCTAAGCAACTTCTGGTCGCCAAAGTGTATGGCGTTATGAGTCTGATGAGTGGTGGTGATCAAATACTCGGGATCGAGAACTTCCTCGTCTCCGTCAACAAGATTCGAAACTGTCATTGGATTCATGTGATGAATAGTGGGTCTCTCATGAATCTCATAACCTTCGACAGCTAGATCTCGTCCTAAATCTCTAGAGATCACTTTGTAGCGAACGTTGCGCCATTGTGCGGATGTATAGAACTTCTGATTCATGTATCGATCGAAGCCGAATGTCGAATCACCAACTCGACCTCTAAGAGTGAGATAGTGAAAACGTTCAGCAAACGTTTCGAGTCGCATGAGTTCGGTGTAGGTCCTAATCATCGAAGTCATTCATGTAGCTGTCGTCCCAGTCGACTGGATCTTGACCAGAATACGAACGCATGGCGTCGAGAGCCTTCTTGTACATCTCGTCAGTCTTCTGCTGATTCGCCAATGCTTCCATCTTCACCTTGGTCAATTGGTTCTCGTAGTCGATCTTCTGTTGCTCAAGTCTCTCTCGAGAGGAACCAAGCTTCAGTAGCTGACTGATCACCTGAGCCGAAGCTGTTCCTTCTCTCAACTGCTTCTCGGCAAGCTCTGTCGCCAGAGAAATCAGTCGGTTCTCCATCTCTTCAGGAGACCTTGCTGGGCGGGGGCGACCGGGCCGAGGATCTGGTTCACTTGTTGCACGTCTAGGCACGGTATCAACTCCCTTCCGGCTAGATCAGACCCACTTCCGGGGGTAAAAAGTTTAGTTCAAATCGACCCCCGGGGACTTTTTGGGG